GACAACTTCTTCCAATGCGTTGACCTCGTGAGTATCTTTATAATACATATCGTGATTGCCAACGATAATGTGGGTATCAATGTTTCTCTCCGCTAATGGTTCAAAGAAATCTTCACGGAGTCGCTTAGCCGACATAAAGTTCACATACTTGCGACGATCATAGATATCACCAAGATGAATGACATGCTTGATCTTATGCTCATCAATATAGTCAAAGAACCATTGCCAACATTTCTTTTGATACAACTGAAACGCCGGATTATCATTTCTGACTCCAGCGTGAGTATCAGTCGGCATAGCAATCAAGGCCATAACTTTTCCTTTAGTTCACGTAACAAGTTCAAACTTACAGTATATACTAAAAAGATGACCTCGTCAATCCTCTTTCGTAGCTTCTAAGCCAACCGAGTGTGATCATTCGTTGCATTACCTTTTGTTTGCTTTGCTTGTCGATAGGAAAAGGTTCAACTACTTTATCACAAAACCATTCAATGTTTTGATCAACCTCTTTGACAAAATCATCAATGTCCATCATCTTCGCTCCTTCTTAAACTTGGGAGCAATAACGTTTCCCATCTCTCTATCGTATTCCACAATAGCATTATCAATCGCCGTCTTGATAGCAGCAAGGCGTTGACGATAGTTGCCACGAACATGGACACGTTCTTTCTTATCTTTCATGGTAGCAATCAATGTCTGTACCTGAAAGGGAACATCAAACTGATTCTCTTCCTTCATCACTCTCTCCTACAAACTTTTCAAGACCTTCTTTTTTCTCTTTACGCTTTTCTTTCTTTACCAGTTCTCTCTCTTCAAACCGACCAATGAACTCATTGATGTTATCATACATTGTTGTCGGTATCATATGGTTGCCGTCATTATCTAGCATTAAGTCAGAAACGCTGGAATCAAGAACACTCTCTTGAAATTTCTTATAGATTATATAGCGGTTCTTTTCTTCTTTGTTTATACGTCTATGAAAGGCGTAGTAGATGATCTGTGTAAAGTATGCGAACGGATTTCTATACTTGTCACTATCAAAGTTATCAAAATACATCAGACAGTTTTCAATGGCATCAGATTTCATCTCATCCACAAACGAATAGTTCATAAAGCGAGGTTTGTGTGCCAAGTTCTCAGCAATCAAAAAGATACACTTACCTATGTAGTCAGATAGAATAGGCTTCTCTTTACCTTCGGCTATTGCTATCTTACATTGTTTTTTGTATTCCACAATCTCATTGTAGAACCTTTCATTATCAACATAGTGTGCCTTTTTCTTAGCCATTGTTATCTCCATGGAACGGACAGGTTCCTCGTTCTCTGTTTCTTTTTCTAAGTTGTACCACTTTTTTCCATCCGTAGAATGATGGCTTGTCTGATGTTAGCACCAACTTATCAAATTCTGGTTGTGTTACTAAATGATTGTGTACCTTCAAGTTCTTTTCTGACAATGGAACAAGTTGAACAAGCGGATTGCCCACTGGTATCATAAACGTTCCGTTCCGCATAGGAAACATAAAGTTCACATTCACTGGAGATATTATATCAAAGTTTATCACCCCTGGCAAGACTTTTATTTCAAGTTTATCCAATGACCATTCCGTACCAAGCCATAGAAACTTAGCACCAGTCTTTTCTCTGAATGCCCAGGGACTTACAAGTTTGAGATGATAGTGATTAGGAAAGGATTCACCAAGTTGTCTTCTCTGATGTGATTGAGGAGGAGCAGTATTATCAGCAGCCCAGTAATGGTACATATCATTCTCAACCTTAATTGAGATATCACACCAATTCTCAATTATGATACCTTTCTTATACAACTCACCAATGGCATAACAGTCTCTGGCTGTCATGTCATCATGTTTTCTAAGAAAGTGTTTATTTTCCGGAGTGCTATAGAATATTGGATTATAAGGATCTAACTTTTGCCACCAGTCAGGAAATGCTTTACTTGCTCTGACGATAGGAGTCGTCAAGTAAGTTTCATTACTGGCGGTAAAGCAGTCTAGTTGTATCTCTGGAGTCCGATGAAAAAAATGGAACATAATGTAAAAACTTTCATTTTAGCCCTTGACAGGCTTTTTCAACCTCGGTATAATATGCTTTGCATCAACACCACTGCTAAGTTAGATAAACCAAATGCAACTTGTGAGCGAAGCGAACCTTGCGAAGCAAGGGTTAGCAGTAACACCACTGCTTACTTAAATCCAGGTTCGGTTAGCATCAGCAACTTATCAATCTGCTTTTTAAGCACAGGACCACGATCAGGCCACTTGATGATAGGCTGATCGGAATTCTTTGATAAGTTCTGTAGCAATGGTAGATATATCTTCCTTACTGCTTCCAGTCTCTTTTTAAGGTCAGCGATTTCATCTACCGTAGGAGCAGTTGCTTCCGCTACGATATCGTCCTCGTTGCTGAATGAAAAACCAAAGTCATCTACTAGATCAGCATCTTCTAGTGATAGATATGGATTGTTTGTAGTAGCCATTAGTGATACACCTTTTTATTATATAGTCCCGCTTCTTCTAGGGCCTCTCTAAGTTTATCGAATGAATTCTGTTGCTCGGCCTTTTGTGTTTCTTTCTCTTCCTCTGCTGTTCTCTTTGTATAGTAATCCATATTAGTCCAGTAATACTCATTCATCTTGGGAGCAACATCAGCCATAAACATGATGTCCTGTGAGTGTATAATGAACTCTTGTTGTTCACATATACGTGGAAACACCCATGGCATAAATGCTACAGTAAGATATCCTGTTGACTCCGATGGTACATATACAACTTTAAGAGGATGAAATAGTGCATAGATAACACCATTCTCATCCTCCATCTCAACTACCTCTGCTATAACATCGTCACCATTTTGTAATCTGACTAGTTTAGCATTAGGATAATCACTTACATCCATAATCTATCCCTTCATACTTATTTTGTAGATTTTGAATTTGAACTTTTCTTCACTGTAAGTTTTGACTCGCTCGAAGAAATGCTTGAGAGTAAAATTCTCTTTTGACTTCCAGCTAAAGTCGTCGGCAATGTCATATAGGGTGGCGGATTTCTTTGTGTCACTAACCCTAAGACCTCTACCGATTGATTGTAGGTTACGAATCTTGGACTTGGAAGGAGATGAAAATATGACGTTATCCAAGGCCACGATGTTAGTACCAGTGCTAAGAACACCAACGGACCCAACAATAATAGCATTGTGTTCAGTCTCGATGATCCTTCGTATTGCTTCTCTATCTTCGACATTTGTTCCTCCATGTATAAAGAATACCTTTCGTCCTTCTTTAACTTTACTCTTGATCATGTCGTATAAGATTGCTCCATGCGACTCAACGTAGTTAAACAGCAACAGAGTATTGCCTTCCATTGATATCGCTAGATTTGTAACAAATGCGTTACGTGCAGGACATGATATAATATACTTTATCTCATCCTGATATGACGCAGCTTTCATATACTGACATTCTTCGTCACTGTATTTCAGTAACAAACATTTTATGGTCAATTCGGCAAGTTGCTTTTTCTTCATCAACTCAGCTGAGGTTGTAGCCTTATAGACTTGACCAAACAACCCTATCAATTGCCATTCATGAGACTTGGCACCTGATAGTGTTCCTGTTACACCAAGACGATAGTTTGCATTGGTGCATTTACCTACAATATCTGTCAATGACTTTGCTTGTGCCTGGTGAACTTCGTCACAGATAACATAGTCAAACTTAGCAAAGTATTCTTTTGGCATCTTATACAATGACTGCCATGTAGATATTACAATAGGTTTATCTGTATCTTTGTCCTTTCCTGAATAGACACGGTGACAATACTTGTCCATGTCTTTACCGTTCTTTGTTGAGTAGTCCTCAAAGTCAGAATACATTTGTTCTACTAGTGCAGACCTCGGAACAATGAGAAGCCCTCGCTTCCCTTGTTTAAGTAGATAGTTGCAAACAAGATATAACAAAAGAGACTTACCGGAACCAGTAGGACTAAGAACAATGCGACGTTTAGAACGAATAGCATGAACGAAAGCATCCATCTGATAATCTCTAGGAAGATGTTTCGGATTAAGTTTCTCGACAAAATCATTTGCCTCTTGTATTGAGAATGAGGTATCTAAATCTTCACCTTGATACTCAAATGTATAACCATGATCTTCTATCCATTCAATCACCTGTGGAACTAGACCACGATAGATTTGTCTATTGAGTGGATTGAATAGTCTTAGATAACCATCCCATAGTTTCTGCTTGTATGATGGCACAAATTGAAAGCCTGGTGGACGAAAAGAAAATGCGTCTCTTAGCTCCCATGCAACGGATTCGTCACAGTGAACTTTAACATAGGACTCATTCACATTTGCAATAGTGATATGCACTTATCTTCCATTCATCATCTGTTTATACTTAATAAAATTACCAATGTCCCACGTTCTATTGTGTAAAGACTTTAGTACCATATCACAGTAGGAAACAATCTCTTCGTGTGTCATTCTTTTAAGTAACAGTTTATTTAGTTCTGGATCTGTATCGAGTTTACGAGCAATCTGTGGATTGGATAGAACATGCTGCATATAGTCCCATCCTCTTTCATCACAGTCTTCCTTTGTAAGATGTCCTTGATAATAATCCTCACGTAGACCTTTGAGCAACTTGTAATCAGTTTCCATTTTACGCAATAATATGTTATGATGAACACGGACATTAAGATACTTACCATGAAGATGAGAAATCTTTAAAGTTTCTTTTTCCATGTCATCTCTATCGATTTCTTTATCAATAGACCACTCTTTCATTAGAGATTCCAGCGTTACCGGAGCAGTTAGCATGATATATCCTTTTGTATCATATGTAATCCATTATCTCATATAGTGTATCACATATCAGCCATTATGTCAAAGTCTTTCAACTTCAAATAGATCGTAGCGGAATTGAATTGTGCAGGTAGGAATGTTATCTGCATCCGTCTTAGTATCAAAATCAATTCCACCTAAAGATGTAGGATGACAATTGTGGAACTTAAAACGAATGTTAGGATTGTTAGCATTGGTATTGACAGTAAGATAACCGTCAAAGTAAAGAGGTGTTGTATCTTGTAAACCTTTTCTTAGATACTCTTCTGATGATGATGGACGAGTTAATCCTTTAAGCCAGTTATATGTCTCTTCCCATATACGCAAGTCTTCATCAACGATAGCTGTAATAGTGAGAGGTTCAAACTCCATCTTATCACCATGACGATATGTGTTGGAGAATGGAGTTGTTACAGTAACGGCACTGGTTGATACTGTAGGTATAGAAACAGTCTGACAGTAATACTTTAGAAATGGCTTATCAGGTATGATAAACGTAAATCGTGTTAACTGTAGAATGCTACTATTCTGTGGTGTGTTTGAAGCAAAGGACTCTAATGCCATAATAGTTCTCCTGACTATATTTAGCACATAAAAAAAGCGGGGACCGAAGCCCCGCCTTTTGAGTTAGTGTCGCTCTAATCTTATTAGGTTAGATTGCGAACACGGAAGATACGATAGTATCTGTTAGCCTGTGTAGCTGTCTGGCGAGTACCAACAACACCGTCACCAGCTGTGGTAGCAAATGGGTTTGCAACCATGCCGTAACGTGTCTTGAAGCCAATCTTTGGCTGGAAGGTATCCTGACCGATTGCACGAACCATCTGTAGTGGAACGTATGGGCAGTAGAATAGACCAGCGTCGAATGGTGAAGCACCACGATAGCCGACAGTAACTAGCTCGTCGCCGTTCTCTGAACCACCGAAGTAAGGATCGATATAAACCTTAATGCGGCCATGAAGAGTACCAACGAAGGTGTTGCCTGTATCGTCAACAGTTAGATCAGCAGAAAGCTGTGGGGTGTAAGAAAGAACACCAGCCATAGCCATAGCTGAAGCAACGTCTGAAGAAACGATAAGGACGTTACCCTTGCCACGACGGGTTGCCTTGGCGATTGCGTTACATTCACGCTCAATGTGGAAGATCAAGCCTTTGAACTTCTCAACTGACCAACGACCGTTTGAGTCGGTGTCAAGATCGAATGTACCAGCAGTTGTAACACCATACTGAGCACCGAGGGTAGCAGAACGATAGATTGTTCTGATAACTTCACGGTTGATTTCAGCCAAGATTTCTGTTGAAAGAATGTTGGCCAATTCTGTCTCAGCATCAAGGCCGTGAATGGCTTTAAGATCCTGAGCAAGCTCTGTGGTGTATTCTGCTTTTAGCGCACGGCTACGAGCAGTAACGGTAACCTTATCGATTGAGAAGGCCATTTCGTTGAACATGTTGGTAGCGCCATCGCCGAGAGCTTCTGCCTGAGCGGTTGTCATACCTTTGTTAACAACGTATGAGTCGCCAGAAAGTGTAGCATCAGCGAATGGGTTGTTGTTAGCATCTGGATGGAATCCAGCTTCGGTGATACCGAAAGCATTGTTCTGACCAGAGAATGCTGTGTTAGCTTCGTTAAAGAACGCTTCGTTTGAGCCAGCGACTGGAGCATTTGTACCAGACATTGATTTATAACGTGAGCGCATAGCGAAGATGAGGCCAGTTGGGCCAGTCATTGGCTGAACGCCGCAAACGTCATAAGCAATGAGGTTTGGAAGCGCACGGCGAACGAGTGAGATCAAAATTGGATCGTATGAACCAATGTTTGTACCTGCACCAAGACCACCACCGGAGTTTGTAGGAGCAGCTTCGTTGAGGATGTTACCTTCCTCAGCCATAGCCTTTTCCTGGTTCTCAAGAACGACGGCTGTAACAGCACGGCGATATGGATCCTTAATAGCATTGAGACCGTCGTGGTCAAGAACTGGTGACCACTTCTTCTCTAGTTGTTCTGTAAGATACATTTTAGTTTCCTTCTTTCTATGTTTAACTAGTTAAATTACTTTGGAAGACTTTTACCAAGTGCTTTTACATATTTAGCCATTGGACCATTTAGATTTTCTTCGGTGATTGTCTGTGGATCCGCTGACTCAACACGGTCAAGAACTGCATCAGCCTTAACAACAGTTGGGAAATAGTTTTCTTTTAGTGTTGAAATCTTTTCAACAAATGATGTGTCGTCGGTATACTCGACGTTCTCGACAAGTGCTAGTAGCTTCTGTGTCTGTGTATCGGTTAGACCTTCACAAACCTGAGCGGCTAGTTCGACCTTGCGGGATTCAGCAAGCATAGATGTTAGTTCAACATT